GTTTCTATTTAAAAATCAGACATTAAAAAATCGTGAAGACTATAAAGAAAAAACATCATTTAATAAATGGTTCTTTGGTAATGGTTCTGATTTAGATTTGGGATATGATATATCAGAAGAGAATTGGAGTAGAATAAAACTGTCAGGTTGGAACTTAGGTTATATGGCACCTCAAGGGTTTAGACCACAAGTTCAAACATGGCATCCACCTAGCACAAATAAAACAATAGATTTATCTGCTATTTATTCAGGTAACCATCCACCAAGTAGCGACCATCACGCTGAGAATGGTTCTTACTATGAAAAACATAGATTGGGTGCTTGGGAAGTTATAGGAGATAATCCAGGATATACATTTCGTAAAGATAAACTTCCATATCAAGAATATATTCAATCTTTATATCAATCCAAAATGGCTCTTTCACCATTTGGTCAAGGAGAAGTTTGCTATCGTGATTTTGAAATACCTGAGTTTGGTGTTGTTATGGTTAAACCTACTATGGAAAGAGTTAATACTCATCCAAATCCATATATAGAAAATGAAACTTACATACCAGTAAATTTAGATTGGAGTAATTTAAATGAGACGATAACAAAAATGCTTGATAATCCTGATAAATTGTCGTATATTATAGACAATAATAGAAAGGTTTATGATGAGTTATATTCATCACATAATTTTTGTATATATTGGTATAACTTTTTTGCTAAAATGAGTGGAGTAGAAAATGAGTAAAATAACATCGGTGATACCAACTTATAATAATTTACCATTTCTTAAATTAACAGTAAAATCTGTCAGACAAAATTGTTATTATAATGATATGCCGATTTTTATCTTTGCTGAAAATTGTACAGATGGAACTAACGAGTGGTTAGCAGAAAACGCTGACAGACTTAGACTAGATTACCATGTAGAAACAGAGAATGAAGAACAACGTGGTATAGGTGGTGGTATTGATTTATGTGTTAGTCACGTCAAGACCGAATTTGTTAATATATTACATTCAGACTTTTGGGTAGGACCTAATCAAGATATTGAGTTATTAAAATTATATGATGACATAGAACCAGGTGAAAGGTTGATTGCTTCATCATTCAGAGTTCAACCAAATATATTTCCTAATGATCCTCCTTATAGACCTGGCACAGTATTTGTTGATTTAGACAAGTTTGGTGCACATGATGACGAATTTGAGGAAAATTATTTCGATGATTGGGCTGCTGAATTTTCACAGGACAATGACATCCACGTTAGAAAAGCTGGTGGTGCTGGTTATTTCTGTAGAGTTGAAGACCATATTCATATTGGTGGAAACGATCCTAGATTTGAACCTATGTATTGGGAAGATAAAGACCTTTTCATGAGAATGCAAATGGAAGATTATAAATTTATAATGACAAGTAAATCTGTCATCTGGCATTTTACGTCAAGGACATCACGATTTCCTAATGGTATGAAAGAGTTAGATAATAATAAAAGACCATCTCATTTAGTGGAGTGGGAGCAAAGAGCGACACACAGATTTATAGAGAAGTGGGGTAGATTACCAAGTGAAGATGAAGAATCATTTGTAGTACCCATAACTGGAACAAATAACCCAAATAGAATAGAGTGGCCGTTTTGAATAAAACATTATTGGTAATAACAACTTATAATCAATCAGAATATACTAAGTTGTGTTTTGAATCATTAAAAAAATTAGATGATGATATTGATGTATTGGTTATAGATGATTGTAGTACAGACGATACAGTAGATATGTGTAATCAATATGGATATGAAGTTATAACGAAAGATGAAGGTAAAGGATTAACTCATTCATGGAATCTAGCATACGATAGGTTTAACCAATCACACCACGATTATTTTATAATAGCCAATAATGATATATTGATTCCAAAAGGTGCTATCTCCGAATTAGAAAACACTTTTGAGAAATGGCCTTTTAGTCTGATAGTTCCTTTATCAACTACTAATGGGGTTGGACATAATTTACAACAATCCATAGAGAATTATTATGATGACATTAATGCTGATAATTCTAATGATTATCAACAAGTCCAAGATGCTATAGTAGATATTCGTGATAATTTAAGAGATTCTAATAATTTATATCAACTTGATCCTTTAAGGATGAAAATGTTTAATGGATTTTTCTTTATGATGAATAGGAATATAATAAATTATCAACATCCAGATAACAAATTGTTTGAACCAAAATATATTATGACTAAAAATGAAGATGAGTTTAATTGGTCTAAACTAATACCAAATAATGATTTTGCAGCAGTTTGCAAAACGTCTTTTGTTTTTCATTATAAAGGTGTATCGACATTTAAAATATTTGATGATTATGGTTCTAAATCTAATAATATATCTGAATGGAAAAAACTACGAGAGGAAAAGGTTGGATAGATTTTATTATGATATAGCAACTTATCAGTTTCTTGATATAGTTGAGTATTGGTTTGAGGATGAGGGTATTTTACCTGTGAGTGGTTTATCAAACTTACACTTTGAAAGGACTTATGATTTATTTGAGAGGGAAAACGACCAATCAACAATCTGGCATAAGTGTTTTTATGAAAGAATTAGAAAAGATGAGAGTTTTGATTTTCACTATATGGCATTTTTAGAAGATAAGATTAAACCAAGATTTGGTGAGGAGATAGTTTATCAAAAGATACCAACATTCAGAGTTCATTTACCTGGTAATATAGCAGTTGGTGAATTTCATAAAGATAAATATTATAGAAATTTAGATTGGGCAGATAGGGTTAAAGAAGTAAATTATTATTTACCATTAACAAAAGCTTATGGAACAAATACAATATGGGCTGAAACAGAAGAAGATAAAGGTGATTTCAAACCAATTGATTCTGATTATGGAGAATGTATTGAATGGGATGCTTCAAATCTGAATCACGGTAACAAAGATAATATAACAAATGCTACAAGAGTTAGTTTTGATTTTAGAGTGATACCAAAATCAAGATATATTGATAGTAATCATCTAACTATAAATACAAAAATTCCATTTGGTATCGGTGGATATTATGAGGTTTTATAATGGATAAAGTAATTAGTTTTATACAACCAAGCAGAAACAATCTAAAATACTTAAAGTGGTCTTACAATAGTATTCGTAAGAACTTAGGATATAGACACGAGATATGTATGGCTGATGATGCTTCAAATGATGGTACATGGATGTGGATGAATAGAATAGCTGATGAAGATAAGAATGTAAAGATATACAGAAACTATGGACCTGGTAGATTAGGACATACAATATTATATGATACATTAGTTAATATGGCTAGTAACGATATCGTTATGATATATCATGCTGATATGTATGCCTGTCCAAATATGGATGTGGAAGTATTGAAACATCTACAGCGTGGGAAGGTTGTTTCAGCCACACGAATAGAGCCACCGCTACATCCTGATGGACCTGAGAAGATACTGATGGATTACGGTATAGAACCTGAAGAGTTTAAAGAACAAGAGTTGTTAACTTGGATAGGTTCTTCACCTGAACTAACACATTCTAAGGTGACACAAGAAACAACTGAAGGTATATTCGCACCTTGGGCTATATACAAAGATGACTTTCTGGCAATCGGTGGACACGATCCTCTGTACGCTCCACAATCAAAGGAAGACTCCGATATATTCAATCGATTCCAATTGGCTGGTTATGAGACAATACAGACTTGGAGAGGGTTTGTATATCACATGACTTGTAGAGGTAGTAGATTTAAAGATGGGGCTATGAGAAATCCAGCAGGTCAAGTATTTATGAAAGGAAGAGAATCAAGTGAGTGGTTAAGACAGAATCTTAGAAGTACTCGTAATTTCATTCGTAAGTGGGGACATATGGTTAAACACGATTCCTTGATGAAACCAATTATACCACCAAAATATGATGTTGCTTTTAAGGCCTATAATTGTAATAAAGAACTTCTTAGTGAGTTAGAACCTTGGTGTAGTAAAATATACCTAGATTTCGGTTCAGATTATGTACATGATTATAAAGAAAATGAACAACCAGACACAGACTTTAACTTGGATGAGAGGATAAAGATGTACGGCGATAGTGATGTCACTAAAAAACATGGAGTGGTTGTAGAGTTTGATTGTGATAAACTCACACCAGACAACTTTCAAATAATAGTCAACTTATCAGAGATGCTACAGGATAGTGGTGAAGTGGGTGTGATGGAGTATGATATATTTACATTTAATATCAATTCTTTAGAAACATACGAAAAAAACTTAGTCGTTTGTAAGACTAACTAACTATTTATAAGTGTAATAGAGGTTATAATGAGTAAATTAGGTTCATACATCAGTAATTTGATGAATACAATAAGAGATACGGAAGAGAAAGGTTATTTAAGACAATTAGCTCTTGACGAATTAAAAAATTTAAATAATGATATATCGGGATTTATATTTCAACACATTGATGAGATAGAGAGTCTACTAGATTTTGATTCTTCTCGTACTGCTGAAGTAGAAGAAGAATATTTAAGACATTGGACTTGTGGGTATTGTGGTAAACATACAAATGAAGTCGATTATGATTATTTATCTGGCACAGACCATTTAGGTTGTGTTTTAGAAAAAGAAATGAAAGAAAACAATCAATTAGAACTTAACTTTGGAGAAAACAATGGCAAAAGTAAATAATGAAGCTCTAGACGAACTTAAAAATATTAGAGCTGGTCTTGATGACATGTATAACAAGTTAAATATAACTCTTTATACAAAGAATGTTGGGGCTAAAGTAAGTTATTCAGAGACAAACCCTTTTGATTCAGTTCAAGAGAACTTTGAATATATTTCAACAAAAATCAGAGAATTACAAGACTCTGAAATTATAGGGGATTAACATGGCAAATGACCACGCCCAAGACCGATACGATCCACCAGCAGTTGGTAGTGATTGGGAAAAAGAAATCTTCGGTGATATAAACATTGGAGAGGTATTCAGACTTAGACCAGAAAATAGTGCGAAAGCATTTCGTAAAGTCAAAGACGGAATTGCTTTTGATATTAAAGAATTAAAAGAAGTTCAAGTAGGAGACAGAGACGAAATCTATGTCAAGTCGTAACTTTCAAAAACCTATACGAATTAAAGGTAAAAAACTTGTCCTTACGAAGAAGATGATAGAAGATGCTCAATCTCAAACCAAGTCTAATATGGCTGCAGCTAGGTGGTTAAGTATAAGTTATCTAACTTACCGTAAGTACGCTAGAATGTATGGTTTATTTGAAGGACATTTGAATCAATCAGGTATTGGTATTAAAAAAGGATACGGAAGATGGATAAAGTCACTAGACCAAATCCTTGACGGAAGTAAGAAATATCGTATGAGAGCTGGATACATTAAGAAACGACTTATTAAAGAAAAGTGGGTTGAAGAAGAATGTAATTCTTGTGGATATAATGAAATCATAATGGGTAAAGACTCAGTTGCTCTTCGGTTGGATTATGAAGACGGAGATGTAATAAATAACACACTAGAAAATCTGAGACTATTGTGTCCAAATTGTTTTTTATCACACAACGGACATATGCCGTCATCAGAGAGGTTTTATAAATGAAACAAAAAGCAATACTAATTAAAGACTTTTATAATGACAAAGGTGCTCTTCATGTTGGAGATAAAGTTGTTATCGAAGGACAGGCTGCAGAGGGATTCACAAGAGTAATTACAGATACTGGTGCTATATACGTAATCCCATCACATATTATTAAAAAAACTGCTTGACAATTAACTGATTTCTTCGTAACTTATTAATATGAAGAAAGTAATTAATTGTTTAAAAGAACACAATTCTGTTATAAACAAAAAATTAAGAGAGGTATCAGTTGAAGAAGGTGAAAAAATCGCAACTGAGTTATTCGAAATACTCAACAAACGAAAAGATGGCATTGGGTTGGCAGCTAACCAAGTTGGTATTGACGCTGCTGTTGCTGTACTTAATGTCAGGGAACCAATTGTCTTAATCAATCCGAAAATTATTTCAAAAGAAAATGAAA